AAGTTACATGTCCTCATAAACCTGGTTTGTGATAATTTGTAAAGGAGTGCTCCTTAATACGAATATCATAAAAATAGTCTTTAACAAGACTATCTAGAAATAGCAGGTTTTAAGTAACGGAAAAAAATATTAGTATTAGGTGAGACTGGATGTAGAAAAACAACATTTATAAATGCTCTATTGGGTAAGATTAACGGAGTATAATTTAATTATGGAAATCCTCAATAATTATATAATACAGTGGCTGATATGTATTAAAATATTAGAGAAAAAATGCCATCTTCTAAAGTTACAATTAGATATTATTTCAAAGAATAAGATAATGGTCTAATTTTCTAGTGTTTATCTTATGTTTTTGATAATGATGAACTGAATAAATTAATGAAGAATCTTGGATATGTAACTGATTAATAAAATGATCATACTATTTTAACAATAAATGATGAAGATTAATAAGATTTATTGGATCATAATCAAAAGTCCAATTTTAATATTAAAGGGTGTAAACATTATAATATAAGTAATATTAATTAAATATAATTTTTTACTTTTTACTTTTTACTTTTTACTTTTTATTAAACTCCACAAGCATATATACAATCATCTATTTTTTTATTTAATTTAGTTAATTTTTTTATCATATTTAGATTTAATGTTTATAAGTTGATCATAATGATAATTGTATCTATTTATATGATTATCAATTAATTTTTTTAATTCGTCAAATTGATTATATATAATGCTTAATTTATAATTCATAATTTGTTTACTTATACATATAAATATTAATATAATAAAAACAATTATATTTTGATTATCAAATGTTTGATTCATAATTTGAAAATATGTATAAGGAATAAGCTCGTTATAATATAAATACATCTTATAATTTATATTATAATGCTAATTATTATTTTTATAGCCAAATAAATTTAATTCCAAAAATAAATCATCATATATGTCTTATTGTATTTATATTAAGTATATTAAATTAAAAAGTTGAAATTATTACTATTTATTTTTCATATTTCATATATATATTATTATATATTGTAATGTTATCCTCATTATTTAATTATTCTGTTCTAACTACTGCAACTATCGAACAAATATTTAATAGTTACAAAACCAAATATATTAAATTTAATGATATTATTGCATCATTAGTAAATGAATTAAATTTGTCATATAAAAATGTAGTTCAACCAATGATTGATCTGAATGATAGATATACTTTTGAACTAACTATACTTAATATGGACAATTTTCATCCTAATGAGGAAATTCGCAAAAAAGTTAATGAAATTAACAAAGATATGTGTGATTTATATGTTGAACAATCATTAAGAAAAGATGTTTATCAAACATTTAATAATTATTATAATAACAATTATAAAGTAGAATATGAACAATTAAATTCACATCAAGTTAAATTTGTTGAAAAAATTAAATTAGATTATATTATAAATGGTTTAGAATTAGATGATGAAAAATACAATCAATTTAAAGAATATAAAAAACAAATGTTAAAAAATAGTAATGATTTTTCTTTTAACATTGCAGAGATCAAGACATCTTATACGTATCATATTGATAATTTTAAATCTATGCCAAAATATTGGTTAGATGCGAAATCTATAAATAATGAATATATTACAGTGACTTTAAAATATCCAGATTATATTCCAATTATGGAATATTGTGAAAATCGTGATATTAAAAAAGAAATGATGTTAGGATATCTAAATCGTGCCAAAGATATTAATTCAAAATTACTCAATGATAATTTATTATTAAGAACTAGATTATCATCCTTGTTTAATATGTCGTATGTGGATTATAAATTGCAAGATCGAATGGCCAAAGATGAAAAAACATTATATAATTTTCTAAATTTAATCAAAGAAAATATTCAACCACATTTACATAATGATTTACAAAAATTAAATAAATTTGCAAAAGAAAATGGATTTATTGGCGAAACATTAGAGCAATATGATATGTCATATTACTCAAGATTATATAAAGAACATAAATTATCATTGAATATGGAAGAATTAAAAAAATTATTTAAAACATCAACTGTCATTAAAGGAACTATGAAAATTTATCAAACATTATTAAATTTAACATTTGTAAACATAACTGATTCGTACAAATATACTTTTTGGCATGAATCGGTACAATTGTTTGAGGTAATTGATAATTTAACCAATAAACCTATTGGCTATTTTTATTTGGATCTTTATCCTAGAGATGGTAAATATTCACATGCAGCTGTATTTCCATTCGTGAAACGTTCTAAAACTATTTTACCTGTTGTTACAATGGCATGTAATTTTGATTCATCTGGAACATTATCATTTGATGATGTAGAAACATTTTTTCATGAATTTGGTCATGTAATGCATAATATATGTACAGAATCAATTATTCCAGAATTATCAGGTACTTCAGTAGAACGTGACTTTGTTGAAACACCTTCTCAATTTTTTGAAAATTGGTGTTATGATTACGAGTCATTACAAATTTTAGCACCAGGTGTTGACAAAGAAATAGTTAATAAATTGAATCAAATGAAAACAATGTTAAATGGTATTCATTATAGTAGACAATTAGTCTATGCACTTGTTGATGTTAAATTACATAATAATTATAATGGAGAAAATTATGAATATGTAAAAAATATTTTTGATGAAACTCATACAGAAATAATGTCATACCCGCCATTAAAAGATACTAATACATTAACTTCATTTGGTCACATTATGGGTGGTTATGATGCAGGGTATTATGGTTATATGTGGTCCGAAGTATATGCAAAATTATTACATAATGAATTTAAAAACCATATGTTGGATCCAGAATATGGTTTAAAATTAAGAAAATGTATATTAGCGCCTGGAGGAACTCAAGATTCAAATATTTCAATGGAACAATTTTTGAATCGTAAATTGGATTTTAATGATGTTGTAGATGTATTTATTCAAAGTATTTTTGATGATATAAAATTATTCTAAATTTCAATAATATTTAAATTATTATTATGTTGTTCTATATGATCAATATGTTGAGATTGAAAACGTCTATTATGTATATTATTTAATTTATTGGTATAATAAATCAAACTAAATGACGACAATAATATAAATATAATACATAGAATATAGATATAATAAAATTTGGAAATTCCAATTAAACAACTAATAATGGTTGTTAATATTAAACAAATATTTCTAATTATTGCATTGTCTATAGCACTAACTAATAAATATGATTTAGTTGATATTACAAATACAGGCCCATATATTAGTGCAAATAAACAACCAATAGCTAATAAATAATATATTTTATCGATATTATAATTTATATTACTTGATAAACAAATTTGAATATAATAAATAATTGGACTAAATAAAATATATAATATAACTTCTACAATAAAAAATGTAAAAATTGTTAATGTATTGCAATTATTTTTAACATCTAACATTTCAATTAATTTAATGTTTTCACCATAAATATTACATAAACATGACAATAATAATGATACAATACATGTAATTACACCTATTGGTCCAAATTTAAAATTATTATCAAGTTTAAATGAAAATTCATCATTGAAAACAAATGGAACTACACAAAATACAATATTTACAGTTGCAGATATAATATTTAATTTATCTAATAAATAATATTTTTTATTATACATTGCAGAACTAAATAAATTCAGAATTAGACCAAATGAATGGAAAATTGTAATTAATATAGGATCAGAATCAATATATGCGAAAACATGAATTTTGCTAATTGGTAAAAAAGATATAAATATTCTTATTTTATCTACATAATGTATTGTATTAAGTTTTTTTAATATTTCCCATGGATGTTCTTTGTCAAATATCATTAAAATTGAACCAATAAAAATGCCATATATAGAAGTAATTGTTAACAATATATGTGTATCAAAAATATTTAATTTTTGATAATAAATATAAATACCAATAAAATATGTATAAAATACCCATCCTAACAAAATAATATAACTATAAATATGATGACATACATTTAAAGTCATTTATAATTTAACTATAATAATATATTTTTAAACCTATATATTATAATTTAATAATTAAAATATATGATTTAAGTACATAATATTTATTAAATAAATATTATGTTAACTAGTATTATTGAAAATTATTATGTTAATAAATTGAGAGCATTTTGTGGTATTACTGCATATATACATTTATTACAATTTATTGCAACATTTATATTATGGTTAACTAACAAAGATATTTTAGATGATACATTATTATTTACGACAAAAACATTAATGTTATGGTATAGTTCGAATAATACTAATATTTATTCAACAGATATAATTGAACAGATCTCTTGTAAATTGGTTGATAATGAACAAACAATACAAAACTTTAAGACAGCTCCAATTATATTATACAATAGAAACGTAGAACCATTAGTAATAATTGGTATATTTTATTTGTTATCATTTATATTTCAATATTATGCATCAAATTATTGGCCATTTTCTAAACCATATTATAGGATTAATAATGAAATAAGATTTATTGAATATTCAATTAGTGCAAGTTTAATGATTATTACAATTGCATTACAAGTAGGTATTACAGATGTTCATTTATTAGTAAACATGTTTTTTAATTGTTTTTCTTGTATGATGTTTGGTTTATTTTCACAAATATTGTTTGAATATAATAAATTTTCATTTGGTTATTTTGCACATTTTTTAGGTTGGTTAACAATATGTATAAGTTATTCACCAATAATAGATATATTTTATTCATCTGTAGAATGTTCGAACACTGGAGACAGAACAATACCTGAATTTGTCAAGATAATTATAATATTACAAGCAATATTATTTGGGTCATTTGGATTTATTCAGACGTTTGAATATTTATTTAAAAAATACAGATATTGTAATAGTTCAGTTAATTTAATAGTTGATTTTATGTATATATTATTAAGTTTAGTAGCCAAGAGTTTATTAGGATGGATTATTATAGGAAATACATATGGTATGAGAATAAAAAACTAGTATTGGAAATTAAATTAACGTCTTTTATGATGCATAATAAACAAAAAAAAATACAAGTAAATAAACTTTTTATTGCGCTTTTAGATAAATTATTTATAAAAAATTCATATGACAAATATGAATTTAATGAACACAAAATTAAAGGAGTTACATTAAAATATTCACAAGCTTGTTTAGGTGCAAGTCTTCTATATTTATATGTGTTTAAATGGCACATTTGTCTATGATATGGAACAGTTGTACAATAACTTACCTGTTTTAATTTCTTATCACATTCATATTGCAACATAGGTCATTATATGATGTAAATAAAAACCAAAAATAAATCAAATTAAATGGTAAATTTATATATTTTTATTAAGTATATACATAACCAAAAGAATTAAGAAAATAGACTATAATATGATGAACATAAAAGTTAAAATAAATTAATCTAAAAAGGTAAAATTTGTATTTTTGTTCAAAAAGTGTATATTTTTAAAAAACATACC